CCTTCGACGGTCGGAGCCGGCGCATCGAGCGCGGTGCGTTCCTCGACAGCGCCGGGCGTTGGACGGGTGATCGTCGTCATGCGGGGTTCTCCTCGGGTGGCAAGTTCTCAGCGCGGCGGACTTCCTCACGGCTCATCCATCCGGTGAGCGGATCGAGCGCAGCGGTGTAGACCTCTGAGCGCGTTTTACTGTCGGCTCGCAGCAACGCGTCGAGCACAAACTCGCAATAAAGGTTGCCGGGGCACAGATCGGCGTCTTCTGAGATGGCCTGCTCGATCAGGACGAGCCACGGCCGCAGAGAATGCGTGACGAACGCGAGCGCCTGGCTCTCCGTGTTGCTGTACGTCATCGAATCGCCGGATGACGCTCCCACCATCCACGGTGGCACGCGGAAGATGCGCGCGATCTCAGCGGTCGAGAGATGACGCTGCTCGACGAACTGCAGGTCATCCAGCGCGCCAGTTAGCTGGGTGAAGTCCAAGGGCTCGTCGCCGGTCACGACGGCGATCTTGTGCGCGTTGCGCAGCCCCAGCTCGTTATTGGTGAACTCCGCCGCGAACGTGTCCGCGCTCGCGTCGTCGGGAAACATCGGGACACGCAAGATGCCCGTCGGCCGTGCGCCGTTCTCGAAGAAGTGGTTCGCATGCGCCGCCAGCGATGCGCTCAAGCCCATAGCGACCCGGCACGCGCGGACGGGTGACACGCCGACCAGACCATCGGTCGACAAGCCGCGGATGTGCACGATGTCTTCGACGCCGTGCTCGCTCTGGCGGCCCATCCCGTCGTTCACGACGTAGAGCAGCCGGCCGTCGCGCAGCTCGACCGTGACGCGATCGGGATGCAACAGCGCGAGCTCGGCGATGCGCCCGTCGGCGTCGCGAAACTTGCCGACGAAAGCGTTTCCAAAAAGTTGCAAGTGCGCCATCGCGCTGCCGATCAGGTTTGCTTGCGTCGAACCGGGCGCGGGACGGCGCAGGAGGTCGGCGAGGCGCCCCTCGGCGCGCGTGCGGCCATCGGAGGTCTTCCGGTAAGGAATCAGCGGGACGCTCGCTGCAGAGTCGGAGAGGCAGCGTATGCAGGCGAACACGTCGGCGACCCGGAGCGCGTTCTGAGGCGACACGACCGGCACTCCCGCCGTCGTCGTCGGGAACGCAGCCGGCGCGAACGTGCGCGCCGGCTCGACGGGCGGCGGGACGGCGCGGTCTTCTATGACGCCGAGCGCCCAAGGAGCAGATCGCTTGAATGGCCAACTAGGTGTCATGGACACCTAGAGTAGAGCTTGTGCCAACAATCGCCCGCACGCGGCCAGGTATCGCCGGCCTGATCGAGTGGTGCAAGCTGATCGACGAGCCTCTTGCACCGTTTCAACGCCGGATCGCCCGGGCGTACTTCGGCAAGGCTCGCGAAGTCTGCGCGGTCCTGCCACGAGGCAATGCGAAGACCTCGACGGCGGCGCTGATCGGCTTGCATCACCTGCTCACGACGCCGGGCGCGATGGTCACGATCGGCGCGGCCAGTCGCGATCAAGCACGGATCGCCTTCGAGCGCATGCGCGGCTTCGCGCAGCACCCGGCGCTCGACGGCGAGCTCACGATCCGACACCTGGAGCTACGCAACCCGGAGAGTGACGGTCTGCTGCGCGTCGTGCCGTCCGATGGGCCGCGCGTCCACGGTCTCAGCAGCACGTTGTACATCGCCGACGAGGTCTGGAGCTGGCCGGACGCCGGGTTGCTCGAAGCCATGACCACCGGCCTCGTCAAGCGCCCGGACTCCAAGCTGCTCGCGATCTCAACTGCCGCGGCGCAGCTTGACTCGCCGCTCGGCAGGATGCGCGCCAGAGCGCTCGCGCAACCCAGCGTGCAGCGCAAGGGCGCGGTCATCGAAGCGACCGGCGACCTGCACTGGCTCGAATGGTCGGTGCCCGACGACGCCGATCTGGCCGACATGCGCGCCGTCAAGCGCGCCAACCCGGCACCGTGGATCACAGTCGCCGACCTGCGTCGCCAGCGCGCCGCTGTACCAGACCTCGCCTTTCAACAGTTCCACTGCTGCATGTGGGGCATCGGCGAGGGGCACTGGCTGCCGGCCGGCGCGTGGCAGCAGTGCGTCGGGAAGCCCGCCTTCGAGGACGGCGAGGCGATCTGGGTCGGCGTTGATGTCGGTGGCGAACGATCCGCGTCGGTGGTCGTCTGGGTCAACGCCGGTCTTCACGTCGGCTGCGCGATCTTTCACGGCGACGCGGGCGTCCTCGAATGCGTCGCGCAGGTGCGCGAGCTCGCCGGTCGCTTCCGGCTGCGAGAGGTCGCGTTCGATCCTTGGCGGTTCGGCCAAGCAGCGCAGGAACTCGCTCGCGAACGCGTGACCTGTCTCGAGTTCCCGCAAACCGACACGCGAATGTGCCCGGCGTCCGTGCGCCTGCACGCCGCGATCGTCGAACGCCGGCTCGTGCTGCCCGATGACGCGGAGCTGGCGCAGCACGCCGCCAACACGATCGCCAAGCACTCTCGCCGCGGCTGGCGCATCGACAAGCCGAACCCACGAGCCAATAACGACGCGATCATCGCCTTGTGCATGGCGCTGGAACGCGCCGAGCAGCCTCCAGCAACACCGACACGGCTTGTCGGGTGGATGTGAAACCCTGCCTGATCTGCGGCCGGCTGTCCGAGGGCTCGCGCTGCCCGGCGCACGAGCTGCGCGGCAGCTCCACACGCGCCTGGAGGCGGGTCAGAGCCCAGGTTCTCGCCCGTGACCATCACCGATGCCAGTTCTGCGGCCAGGCGGCCGTGGAGGTCGATCACATCGTGCGCCTGGCCGACGGCGGGACCGACCACCCGGACGGCTGCCGCAGCCTCTGCGCCTCCTGTCACGCCACCCGCCACAGTTAGTTTGCGTACGGCCCACGCTCCGCCCCCCGGATGGCGTGGTGTCGCTCTACCCTGGGCACTCGAGGGTCCCTAGACGGCCCTCGAAGTGCGGCACGCGACGACGGTCCGCCGAGCGCACGAACCTCAGGGTCAGGCGAGTGTAGATTCGCCTGGCTCCGCAGAACCGCACTCTGGAGGCGCGCAGCCGTATCGGGTACTTGAAGCTCGCGGTGCGGTCCGAGTAGTCAAGGAAGCCGGAGGCGGTTGCGACGCTGCGGTCCCAGCCTCGCCAACGGAGCGGGCCGAGGAACGAGTGTGCTCCATGCGGGAGCCTGCGCGGCTTGAAAAGTGCTCGCCCGGTGGCGAAGTTGGTGATGTAGAGGTGTCTGCTGGGTCGTGAGCATGCCCGCAGCTCGACGCCGACCTCGGTCGGCAGCGGCGTAGTCGGGCAGGCGTCGCTGCCCTCCGACGCTTGGTAGACGTTACGCCACCGGCCCGCGTCGTCTCGCCGGGCAATACCGAAGCCGTCGGCCGTCGGTTCGCACCCTTCGCTGATGGCGAAGTGCCACCGGGCGTACCGGTCGCTGCGCTCAGAGACGACCACCTTCGAGCATTCAGGCGCCGTCTCGTACACCGCCGAGACGGCGGCCTTCTCTGCTTCGGTCGCCGATCGAGCCGCGTTGGCCGCCGACGGTACGGCCACGAGGATGGCTGCGCAGAAAACAGCCGCGCTTAGCTTGGAGTTCATGCGCAGAGTGTAGACCCGCGCGCTCCCGAGGTTGACGGCGCATGACGCACCGTGACCGCACTCCCGCCAAGAGGATGACGCGGAAGGGGCCTGACTCCCCCTCGCGGGTGTAAAGCATCAGCCGCAACATTTTTGTGAGGCGCGCTGAAGTCCTGTCCAGCAGATGCTCTCCTCAAGAAACCGGCGGGGCCGTTCTGAGCCGTTCTGAGGCCGTGCTACGCGCTCGGCACGTGCTCGGTAGGTGCATCGGTCATCTAGGCGCCCGGAGGCCGTCTGGCCGGCCTAGCGGCGACGCTGGGGCGGTGCTCACGTGTTCGTTCTTGTGAGGCGCGGGAAGTCCTGTCCAGGGTGGCTCAGTCATCGTCGATCACCCGGTGGAGTCCGAGCATCGCGCGTCCTGCGGCGTCGGTCGGTTCGTTCACGCTCGCGCGCAAGGCGTCGTCGGCGTCGTTGAGCCGATCGAGCCAGGCGTCGCGCTCGTGAGCCAGGACGCATTGCGGGCAGACGATCTGGTCGGGATCGAACTCCACGGCCGCCACCTGCTCCTCGTGGGGCTCGCCATCCATTCCGTCCAGCTCGGCGAGGGGCGTCCATGCCTCGAGCACCGGGAGAAG